TACCACATTATATCTCCAAGTTCTCTCTTCATATGGAAGATATTCTCTTCATTAACTGGTTTACCTTGGAAGACAATCTTCTTTACTACTTCAGTAAACTCACCAGACTCCGCACTCATACCAAGAGCAGCAGTTAATAAACGATGAATAGGTAATCCATCACCACTCTCTACTGATTGTATTCCAAAGCATCTGGAGTTAAAGGAAATATAATCCTTTGATTCTTGAGATGTTACTGCGTCTACAAACTCTGTATATTTTTGGGTATCAACTTGTTTAGTCATTTGTTGCTTCTTCAGATTTTTTTAGTTGTTCTAGGGCTGCTAAAACTTCAGGAGTTTCTTCCCAACTCCACTCTTGATTATGTTGTGGATTTTTCTTCTCTATCGTATGAGTTCTTAAAGCCATGAAAACTTCTTCATTTCATAGCCATTATACTACTTCCTTCAAATACTGTCAACTATTAATTTGTTGTTAATGCGATTCCTACGTCACCACCACCAAAGAAATCATCATTCATCTGTGCTGTTGTAGTAACTGGATTATCAAATGCAACTGAAATGTATACAGGATTTCCATCTTGTGTGGCATTTACCGTTCCAATAATCTCATCACCACTAAAGTCATACAAGTCAATAGTATTGTTACTGTGATATCTCAAACCAATAACAGTAGATCCTGGATTTGGATCCTGCCATTCCAGATCACCACCACCAACATAGTTGGAGTTACTTGTATTGATAGTCATAGCAACCATATCAGGACCATCAATATCTTCATCCCCTCCAGTTTGGAAAGCCCAATCCCAGTTAGCGTCAGCCTCTACACCAGTGATGCCACTAGACGCATTAGATGTTTTCCATTGGCCAATGGTTTGATTACCAGTTATTGATGCAGCTGTAGTCCATGTCATCTGATATCCTTGTGGGAGACCATCTTTATGTCTCCAAACTTGGTCTACTTTATAACCAAGTACAGTACCTTCTCCAGCATGATCACCAGTTGTAATACCAACTTGATTTTCAGGGAATCCACCTATTCTCCAGTTTTTCCAAGGGTTATAATAGTTGGGTGGTTCGTGAACACACTCCCAACCATAAACCGAAACTCCTTGTGTAACTGGTAGTCTTGTAGATTCTCCACCCAAAGTAATAAAAATAGGTTCGCCATCCAGTGCTGATGTAGATTCAGCAATTTTAGTTCTTACACCTGCATCTACTTTGTCACATACAAGTTTGTTAGTTCCAGATTCATACTTCAACCTCATACTAGTACCAGCAGTTGCGTGTGTTGTGCCACCAGCAGAAACTGTAAATCCACTATCCTGAGCTTCCTGTAGTTTGGCATAACCCCCTTGGTAGAATTTCATACCATGATCAAAAGCATTAGAGTTACTATTCAGAACACCAATAGTCATGTTATGCTTAGTAGCACCATTAGAGTTATCTGCTAATTGAGTCCAAGAAAACTCTTGTCCTGGTCTCATCTTCTCACCCCAAGTTACTCTGTAATTAGCATTGCCAAGATAATCATAACCACCTGATGAAGTAGGAATAGAATCAACACCTTTCTTTAATGGTTTTACCTGCCTGATTCTGCTTATAAATTTAGTTCCACTAGCACCAGATGTATAATCACGATATTCAGAATACCATACAGGACTATTCCATTCCCATTGGAAGGATTGGAAAACATGGTTTGTAGTATCACCATTAGTAACGGCCATTAAATGAGGATATATGGCATTACCATCAAGAGGATTATCACCTGTAAGGATTACTTCATCAAGATCCTCATCATAAATGTCCCAACTATTATCTGTATTATATCTCCAAGAACATTTTTTACCTGGTACTATATAAGAATCACCACTCAAGGAAACATCATGAGCAGTATAACTAGTGTTCATTCCACACTGGTCGAAAGCAACTATCCTTTCTGTGTTAGAAAGTCTCCAAGTTCCCGTACCCTTTGCATAAGCATTACTTTGAGATGATGATCCCTCATATCCAACTGCCCAATATTGATTAGCAGCTGCTGTTGGTACTGTAAACTTAATTTTCTCACCAGGTTTTAATGACCTATGAGACTTCCATACATCATTATTCGATACCCCATGATGAATAGTAGGGCCTTGTGGTGTATTAAGACTTGAAATCTTATGGAAATTAGATGGTCTTACCGATGAAACAACTGGAAGAGAACCTGGTGTTGGTGATGCTTGAGTATCTGTTTCACTAGAGAAATAAATGTATTGAGATGTTGTACCAACACCAGCATTAGCAGTTGATAACAACCAATCATGTGAACCATCAATCTCCCATAATTGAAGTTTCTCTGAATCATAATCATATCTTATAGCATAGGTACCATCCTCACCATATAAATCTGTATTCTGATCTACACCAGTTTTTTTATAAGTGCCATTGGCAACATCCCATTGCTCTGCTGAAGTATCAAAATACCATTTGGTTGACCAGTTTGATTTATTGTTTACATTAGTAATTCCAGTAATACCATTACCACCATTCCATACACCAACATGAACATCAGTTGCAGCTGTTGTAAAGACAAGTTCTTCTCCCCTTGTCAATGGTGTTCCATAAAATACAACGCCACCTGCCTTATCATGTTGATTATTTGATAGTTGAGCACCGTTATTTAAGAAGAAATAAGCAGTTGATGTTCCAATAGATGTAGTACTTCTCATACTAGTCACATCAACATCAACGTTTGTCGCATCTTGTAATGTGAGTCTTAAAGTTGTACTTCCTGCTCCAGTTATAATACCACTGGTTACAGGATTACCACCACCTCCACCAGAAATACTTATATCAACTGTTGTACCATCGACTTTAAAAGTATTACCAGCACCAATAAAATTTAAAGCAGTTAATACACCAACAGCAATATTAGTTCCACCTGATTGTATTCCAATACCTTGAATACCACTTCGAGCAGTAATAATTCCAAGAGAATCTACATTCTTTACGTCTTCATAAGTTAAAGTTCCACCTATGGTTACATTACCTGTAAAGTTAGCACTAGATGCTGTAATGATACCCGATGTATTAATACTTCCTTGAGTTCCAATACCACCACTACCTGTATCTAAATCAGATGCTTGTAGTTCAATAACTGTGTTTAATGCATTGATAGTAGCAGTAGTTGAACCATATGAAACTTTACCGCCAAGAGTGGTTCTAGCTTCGTTCCAAGTTCTTGTTCTAAAATCACCATAAGGAATATTATAAAGAACCAAATACTCTGATCCTTCTTCTTCAGTACGGTCAGTCTGAACGATATCTATCTTGCTTGCATGTCCACTAGAAGACATCCGTGCTTGAATAGAACCAATAGCCTCAGGAGGTACCGACCTTGCTGCCTTACCAAAAACAACGTGAGTATCTTTTTTGTTTCTTTTTACAACGTACTGTGGCATATCCTTAACCTACTATAGTGAAAAATGCAGTGTCAACAACTGAAGCAGTAGCATCTGCTCTTGTCTCTATTATACCAGAACCCTGCTGACTGTTTTCATCTCCCACATAAAATGGTAAAACAAATTGTTTTTCATACTCAATACCTGCTCCATCATTTAAAAGAGCATCAGCAGATTCAAGGTAGAAAGTAAATCCAGATTTAGTAGTCCAAGCAATCCTAGTTTTAACCGTAGTATTATTTACGTTAGGAATATACTTAACACCAAGTCTAAAAATAACATGTCCATCTTGTGGTACTTGAGTTAGTTTTATTTTATTATCTGATATATCATAAATCCTACTAATACCACTATCTTTTGGTAACCATTGTCTCTTAGTAGAACTTGATGACCCATCATTAGTTATTTGTGTCCAAGTATCAGCAACAAGAGAAATAGGAGTAACTTCTAAAGCCTTATCACTGATATATTCCCAACCATCATTATTGAGTTCACCACCTCCACCAACAGTTGCTAACTGTTGCTGTATTCTATTAATGAATAATCGATAATGTGATTGTAAATCATCTAAAGTAGCATACTTTTGATCCAATGGAGTTAGTGGATCAGAGTTATCTACCCAAGGAGGAATATTTAAAAGACCTTCTTGAAGTGGTTTTTGTTCAAGAGGTTGTTGAACAACATCAACAGATTTATATGTATCTCTTACATACTCAATCTTCTCTTCAAGTCTCTTAATATTATTAGATACATCACCAGAAAGAATATCCTGTACTTCAGATAAAACTTCCTCTTTTATATCTTTAAGATTATTAATCTGGGAGTCTTCAAATACAACTTTTACATTAGAAAGTTCTTTAGAAAGTTTATCTTGATGCTTCTCAAATATAGTAACCTCGGATTTTACATTAGAAAGTTCTTTACTAACACTATCTTGAAGAACAATGTTTGATTGCTCATAATCATTCAATGCTCCATCAACTCTTCCTTCTAAAATTTGATTAGATTTCTCAATCTCATCAACCTTATAGATAATTTCTTTTTGGAAAGAAGCAATTTTCTTATTAAATCCTTCTAATATTTCAGAATAATCATCAATAGATTTAAAATTCTTATCTATAACCTCAGTTAAAGTACCATTTAAAGAACTAGCAACTGTATTAAGTTGAGTTCTAAGAGTATCTACTTTACCAAGTTCCTCTTTTATACGAGAAAAATCCTCATCCGCATTAGGTGAGGTTGCCTTAGAAGTTCTAAATTTTGCATCAAATAATTCTGATGGTTTCTTTAACGGCACTTTATCAAGATTTCTTTTTTACTATTTATTACATCACGAAAACTTAAATCCCGCAAAAGATTTTTTAGGTTTTTCATCTTCATTAACGTACTCTTCTTCTTGGCCACTATCTGCTATATCAGTCTGGGCACTTTGCTCACAATCATATAACCTCATCTTGGCACGATCAATACCCACAACAAATCTTTTGAAGATGGTAGGATCATTATACCTATTCTTCAACTGTTTAACCATTATCTGATTTAAACCTTCCAACTCTTCTGTACTGATAAGAGCAAACATAAGGTCAGCAGTAGCGGGAAGACCGAATGACTCACTGGTATCAGTGAGATCGACATCACTACTAGCAAACCCACTACGAGTGGTTTGAGTTGCCGAGAAGATTGGAAGATTTGACTCAACCGCAAGTCCTCTAAGTTCTTCTGCAATTGCTTTAATGTATGAGTATGAGTTGACATTACTTCCTGCTCTATATCTAGAGGACGCACATATATTTAAGTAATCAATGAATATTATATCAGGTTTAAATGATTTTTTCAATGCTAGTTCATTAAGTAATGCTTTGAAATGTCCTGAATGAGCAGAAGCAGTTGGATATTCTTTAATGATAAGAGTACCTTGTGTCTTTTTAGCAAGGTTTGTAACCTTGCTCTCAAACATCATTTGAGGAAGTTCTGTTATATCTTGAATAGGAACATTAAGTAAGTTAGCATCGATCCTCTCCGCAATCTTTTCCTCTGCCATTTCGAGAGTGATGTAGAGGACATTCTTTCCTTGGAGGAGGACACTGCTAGCCACATGACACATAAATAAACTCTTTCCAACCCCTGTGCCAGCAAGAGCAATGTTGAGAGTCTTATTCGGAATACCTCCTTTCGTAATCTTGTCAAAGAGTTCCAAGTCGAACGGGATCTTATCCTCTTTCCTGTGGTACGATTCATACCTTTCTTCATAATCATTCAAATAATCGTGGCCTATATGATTGTCAAATGATACTGATAATGCATCAGAGAGAATAGATGGTATAGCATCTCTATTCTTTTTCTCATCATTACCGTCAGCAATATGGATTGATTCCATAAGTGCCAAATATATAGCACGATCACGACACCATTTCTCAGTAGAATCAACCAACCACTGATTCTCCACCACAGACTCTGTTAGGTTCATTTCCCTAATCTCTTTTACCTCTGTCTCGGTAAGGTCTGTTCTATTTTCTGTTTCAATAGTTAGTGCTTCAAGTGTAATTGAAGAACCATATTTCACAATAAAGTTAGCAATCTCTTCAAAGATTATCTTTTCAGATCGTTGTTCAAAATATTCTGGTTGAATAAAAGGTATAACCTTTCTAGAATATTCTTCATTGTATATTAAGTTCTTGAGAATAGTAGTCTCAATTCGTTCCATAATCAGCAGTGAAAGAAATGCTTGCTCGTTTAATGTTTTCTGTAAATGGTGTTACAGTGTGAATAAGATATGATGGAAATACAATAAGAAGTCCAGCAACAGGATATGTATAATATGCATCTATAGTATATGGACATCGTTTTTCATCCTTAATGAGTTTTGTTTTTAGTCCATATGAAGGATCTTGAAAATAAATAGACCCTCCTCTTTTACCATCCCATATTCCTGGTTGAATAGGGTTCCCTTTAGTATAGTTGAAATCGCATTTATTGTCAATGATTTTCTCTACTGGATAATAAACTCCAGTCAGAGCAGAATTGGCATGATGATGTCCAACATTCATATGACCAGATTCATTTATGTTTGCCCACAGATTTTTACAGACTAAACCTGTTTTAAATCCATGCTTAGTACAATAATCATTTGCAGAGTTTTGTATTTGATTCCTTAATTTATTAAAACTTTCATATCTATTCTCCAAATCTGACTGACTATGCCATCCACCAAAATTACTGCGTTGCTTTCCTTCTGGATTATTTTCAACTTCAATTAAAATATCACGAATCAAAGAAACATTCAATTCGTGATTATCTTTTCCGTAATTATATAAACATATAGGTATAGGAAAAAGTGGAATTGGTATACTACTAACTCCCATAACTAAAGTGTTGCTTTGCTATAGCATCAAGTTTTTCCATTATATCATCAGAAAAATATTCTGATGGATTTCTTAATATTTCTTTTGCATATATCTTCTTACCATCAATCTCATATCTTCCCGCAACATTCTTCCACATACCACCAAGTTCTCCTAGTTCTAGGAGACCGTAGTACTTATCAAGTCCTCTTTCATCATAATAAAGACGTATGTTTACTTCTTTATTTTCTTTGGAGAGTCTTGATTTATGTGTCTTAGCTTTAATAATGTTTCCAATAACCTCTTTCTGATCCTTTTCCTTTTTTTTGCTGAGATAAATGATCGTACTTGCGGCATATTTGAGACCAGAGCCTCCTCCCATTTCTTTAGTAGGGACGTAAGAGCCGATAACATCGTAGGTGTGGTTTGTAACTATTAGGGGTATGTTTGCTTGACCAAGTTTAAGTGTAAGCATTCTAAATGCTCCTTTAACAAGTTGGGATTTGGTCATATCCCTGACCTGCTTGTCATCTAATGCATCTCTAATCTCTTTCTCTGTAGAAAGCATACCTAGAGAATCTAACACAAACATACAAGGTTTGCGTTCTTCTTCAGATGTTTTTAAGTATATATCAACTGCCTTAAGTGCCTTGGTACGGAATTCCTCAATGGTAACTACATTAACCACCACTAGGCGGTTCATATCAATCCCACGTGACTCAAGTAGTCCTTTGTTAACAGCAGCTTCAGTATCGAAATAGAGACAGTAACCGTCAGGATTATTATCCAAGAAGTTCTTGACCACTGCGAGGGAGAAGAAAGTTTTACCAGTACTAGACTCACCAG